GGTGCCCGCTCTCCTGTGCGACCTCCAAGGCGCCTTGTACCGCCTCCTGACCCTTGCTGATGAGGTTGTATAACTCCCCTCGTGTATATTCATAGTCTTCTGTGCGGTCATCCTTATCACCATGCTTTATCAGAGCAGGTTTACTTTGTTCCGCAACTTCAATATCGATGTTCAATAGTTCTTCCATGTTATCTTCTAAGCTCATAATCAGTAGAATTCAAGACCTTCGTTGAAACCAAAATTATCGTCAGCAGTCAATAGATTTGTATCTTGTGCATCTACATCACCATCACCATCTTGATCCGTAAGTGCTTTTGGTGTATAAGTCCTCTTAACAGCTCTTCTATTAATAGCATTATCACCAATAGTTTCGTAAACAATTGCTTTCTTGATAATATCAGACTGACTGTAAGGACCGTAGAAGTATGTCTTAGATGTAAACCTCAAAGTATAAACAACATATCTACGTTGCATATAATCATCGTCCCATTCATCTTCATAGCTAATATCATTTAGAACAATAGCAACATCTTTCTTCTCATCCATATCAGGGATCATGTTGAGAGTGAGAGAGAATGATGGTTGGAAGTATGGTAGAATTTGTTCGATGATTTGTAGCGCATCATCCTGCGACTTAGATATGATCCCCAATTCAAAACTCATATTATAAGGAACAGGAACATACTGAACTCTGACCTCATTACCATTATCAGCAATGATCGTTTTGTATTTTTGAATTGGTGATGTTTTACGGGAAGCATCGTAATCAATTCCAGTCATCTCAAAGTAAATTCTTGGTAAAGTAATTGCTATCTTCCTAGTTACATCTGGGTTCTGTTCTAGGCGAGCAAGAAACTTTTGCTTTGGACCATATGCGAGTTGGACTTTCTCTTCTTCCAGGACAGCACCAGTCGTTGGATCTTTCTTCCTCAACGTAATGTTGTTGAAGAGTGTGCCAAACGCAATAATATTCTTGCGTGTAATTTCGTTGTAGAAATGTGATCCTAACATCAGATGCTACCTGTATAATTTCCAAACTCACCAAATGGGTTTCTTTCAGTCCAATCCACGATATCATCAGCAGTATCTTCGATCTCTCTATTTTGATCGTAGTTGCTGTTAGTATTATTTAGAGTGTCAAAAGTATATGGGCTCCATTTTGCGTTAGATGTGATACCAGTAATTGTCTCAGCAGTAGTGAATGTACCAGTTCTATTGATAACTTCCAGAGTGCGAGTTGCTGGGTTCCAAGACTTGACTTCTGCTCTGTTATCTTTTGGTGAGTAATCAATCGTAATTGTAGGAGCAGCAGTGTAACCACTTCCAGGATTGGTTAGCGTAATACTAGTTACAATACCATTTGCAGATACTGTCGCAGTTCCTGTAGCTTGTGTACCACCTGCAGGAGGTGCTGAGAATGTAACAGCTGGTGGGATTGCTTGATTGTATTTTCCTCCACCATCAAAGACTGTTGTGCCACTTACAGCGCCACCAGTAATTGTTGCTGTTGCTCTTGCAAGGAACTCATCACCAACAATCTCTTCTCCAACTGTGAAGTTACCGATACCACCAGGATCCATAACCAACTTGAATGCGCTGGAGAAGAGTTGTTCTATTACATCAATCTCTGGAACTCCAGTATCAATTTCATCGTTGCCAATTTCATAGATTTCAGCAGTTAGTACAAAGAATTGAAGTTTGCCAAACTGATAGAATGGAGTTTCTCTTTCTACAAATTTGATTTCATAAACATCTTGTGTGAGTGGGAAATATAGTAGGTCTCCCTCGTTTGGTCTTCCAGCTACAGTAAGTTGTGGAGTGTATTGTGTTTCTGCCTGACTCCATCTTCTGGTAGATACGATGAACTTGACTTCATCTGTTATGCGAATACCAAACTTACTGATAAACTCGGATGGAGAACCAAATCCCTCTACATTCTGTAGTAGCATTTCAATTTGAAATTGACTTTGATACTTGGAGTAGATAATATCATCTAGAGTATTATCTTTTAGAATAGTCCTCGGTAGATAATAGATATCTGTCCCGAACAATTTGATCTGTTCGTCAGCAAGATCCTGTACTAGGTTTTGCTCCCCAGGATGACCTTGATAGTAGGTAGGAAAATAAGGACTAGTAGGCATCTTATCCGATCATATCAAGAGGTGGAATTGCATACTTACTGAGAACTTCGCTTTCTATAACAGCGAGCTCGCCAATAGCGTCCTCATATAGTTGTCTGCCGTTGAGTGATACACCACCTGGCAACTGGACGTTATTATATTTGATGAGGTTTTGTCCCCACTGCTTTTTCATTAGGGCAGCTGCGTAACGCTTCACAAACATATCATTATACACTTCAGTTGCATCATTAGGATCAAGAAGTCTATGTGCCTCAATCAACAACCATTGTCCCTCTTGTAAGAAGTCCATATCTATATCTAGATACAAACGATCACGACGCATCGTATATCTAAACTGCTGGAATGATCCATTATTCAAAACCATATCTAGAGTTTCTAGATACTGCTTAGTCATGAAGTAATTGAGAATATCAAGAGATCCGAAAGCGTAGAGATCGTTGAGGAAGATCTGATATTCGATACCAAATAAATTGCTGCGAATAGAGTTTCCAACCACACCAAATACTTTACTAATACCCACAATATGATTTGGGATTGGAATAAAATTTGTTGCCTCTTCCCAGTTGGTTGTTCCATTCGTTGTGATAACTTCACCAGAAAATCTTGTTTTATCAGCAGCAGTAATTTCGTGTCTGAGATAGCAACGCTCCATACCGTTGTAGCAGTTCTCTTGGAAGAACTGGATGGTATCATCAATAACGTTATTTACCTGCTCGTCGTCAATATTGACTTGAAGGACAGGTTCGCCAAGCTGCCTCTTACAATATGTGATAAGACTAGCTCTACTATTTGGAGATGCCATTAGCCACAAAAAACCCTTCTTACATATTTAGTAAGAAGGGATCTGGGATTATTCTACAACTTCTGTAGGTACTTCTTCTGCTTCTGGTTCTGCTTCTGGTTCTAGAAGAGTTAGAGTTTCTAGACCACCTTGTAGTTTGAGTTTGTACTCTTTTGCCTTAGCAATATTTTCTTCAAGTTCAGCAATTTGCTTTTCGGTAGTAGCAAGTTGCTCTTCAAAGTTTTTCTTAAGGGTTGCGGTATCCATAAAAATATACAATAATAACGTTACTATTTAGTATTCAATATACACAAATCCATTTCCACCACCAAGTGCAGCACCACTTGTTGTTGTTGCCTGCCCGCCGACGCCAACATTAGCAGGAGTTGTTGGATATTTATTTGCAGTATTATTGTTGCCTGGTTGTCTTCCAGAACCATTACTACTTGTTCCTGGGGTCACAGCAACACCATTGATTTGAGTCGGTTGAGTTGGCAGTAGATTAGATCCTCCGTTTCCACCTTGACCAGATCCTTGGTTTTGTGACGAACCAGATCCACCACCACCGCCACCGCCGCCGCCATTTACTCCATTATTACCTTCTCCAGCGACTGATCCAGGACCAAGACCTCCAGCACCATTACCCGCACCGCCTGCGCCGCCATCACCACCAACTGTTGCTGGGTATCCAGGACCACCGCCGCCGCCACCACCTGCTGCAGTTGCTACAAATGTAGATCCTCTAAGAATAGACGTAGCACCACCTCCAGGACAACCCATAGATCCATTCGCACCGCCCCCGTCGCCAATACCACCGCCGCCGCCACCGCCAAAGGAAGTAGCATTGTAATCGCCACCAGAGGTTTGCCCTGCAGAGACTTGAGAAACCGCAGTACTTCGACCAACTCTTATTGTTAAAACTTCACCAGGAGTAACTTGTATGATGGCTGCAACTAAAGCTCCCGCACCGCCGCCGTTGCCACCAGCCAATCCAGCACTACTATGTCCACCTGCCGTTCCTCCAGCTCCCCACATCCAAACTCTTATTGCAACTACATTATTAGGAACAGCCCAAGACTGGTCAGTACCAGTAAATGTAAAACTTTGATTGCCAGTTACAAAAAATGCTGCGCCACCACCTATGACATTCCATCTTGTTCCGTTATAAACTTCAACTACATCCTGTGTTGAGTTGTAAATCATTAATCCAGTATCTGGATTAAGCGGTCTATTTGCAGTAGTAAAAGTTGGTAATTTTACACCAGTTGTTGCTATAATTTTT